TTCCTTTTTCCCTTTGGAGCAAGCCATGAATGCACAAAACGCACAGGTTGCCGTTTACGTTCAGTCCAAGTATGCCAAGCCCGCCTACACGGTTGAGTCCTACAACGTCCGGGCGTGGCCGGGGTTGGAGATGATCTGCCACGCCTTGCGGGCGGCGGGCATCGAGGTTGACTATTGTTCGTCCGCCACGGTCGGGCGGTACAAGGTCGTGTTGGTGTCCATCACGTCGGGGTGCGACTGGTATCCGTTTGTCGGTGAGCGGCTGGCGTGGCCAAAATCGGCCCGACCGACCGTCGTGGCTGGCGGTGCGGGCCTGCTGAACGTGCGGCCTTTTCTCCGTTGGTGTGACACGTTCTGCCTGGGCCGGGCGGAGGGGTATGTCGTCGATGTTGTCCGGGCGGCGTTGGCGGGCGAGCGGTTCGAGCACCCGTCCGTCATTCATGCGGCCGATTTCGACGTGGACCGCACGTACACCCTCGACGCGGGGACATACCTGTATCCGCACGCGGTCCCGCTGGCCAACGGCAAGACGTGGCAGGAGTCGGCGTATGGTTGCCAGCGAAAGTGTCTGTTCTGCGGGTACACATGGCAACGGCGGCATGTTGGCGGGTTGCAGAACGAGGCTGGGGCAGGCGACGTGCTCTGGGGCGGCTCGGCGGAAAAGACCCTGTTCGAATTGGACCTTGACAGGCCGGACACCTGGGGCCTGCCGAAGTTTCGCATTGTCGGGATGGACGGTTTCTCCGAACGGCTTCGGCGGATGGTGAACAAGCCGATCACGCGCGAAATGCTGCGAGGATTCTTTCGCGGGCTGGCGGCGTCGGGCACCAGGCCTGCCCATATGAAAATGTACAACATCGTCGGCTATCCCACCGAAACCGATGCCGACTGGTTCGAGTTCCTCGAAGACCTCACGGCGGCGGACGAAGGGTTGACGAAAATCGACCCGCAATGGGGCATCGAAGTCCACTCGACACCGTTCCGGCCCATGCCCGCGACGCCCTGCGCCTGCTGGCCGATGAGTTACACCAACTATCGCGGCCACATTGTGCGCGTGCTCAGTCAGGGCAAGCACCGCGAGTTCAAGGGGATTTTCTATCGTGGCAATCAGTTCTGGGCCGGCGAGTCGCGCGGAACGGAGAGTTTGCCGACCGTCATCCTCGACGCCCTCAACCTGCGCGGCGTGGAGGCCGACTCCGAAGTCATCGCCCGGCTGGCCGCGTCGGCGAAATTCCAGAACGCGACGGTGGCGCACAAAACCGCAATCCTTGAGCGGCACGTCGATATTGACCGGCTGTTCGGCGCGTACACCTGGGACACGTTGCCGACGCGATACCTCACGTCCTACACGACCGCCAACAAATTCCGCGCGCTGGACGAAGTAGCCCGCCGGCGGGCCGGCAAGCCTTGGCCGGGCGCGGTGGCCACGGCCCAAACCGCAGCCGTCACGGCGGCGACCGAAGCCGGGGAGGGCGAATGAGCGACGAACTCGACATCCGGTCGCTGTCCGTCACGGCGGCGGCGAAGTTGCTGAAGGTGTCGCCGAAAACTGTCCGCGCCCACGTCCATCGCGGCTTGCCGCTCGTGGGCGGCAAGGTTGATCTGATCATGTACGGGGCGTGGCTGAACCAACAGGAAGAAACTCGAAAGGCTGGCGATGGCGCTTGACCCGAACAAACTGACCCGGAACGAACTCGTCCAACTCGTCAATTCGACAACGCTGGGCGAGTCGGTCACGCGCTCGCGGCTGGAGCGGCAAATGAACCGTGCAGGCCGGCGATGGCACGACGGACGGCACGTTCGCCTGCTCGATTATCTCCGCTGGCTCGTTCGCGAGATTGACCGCCCGGCCAAGCCCAAGGTCAACGCCCGCGCGGCCGACCTCGCTCGCAAGAACTCCGACACCTGGCGCAGCCAGAATATTGCCCCATTGCCCGCTGTTGCCGACCCCGTCCGCCGACAGCAGGCCATCGCCAGCTTCCGGTTTTTCTGTGAAACCTACTTCGCCGCCGCCTGCGCCCGGGCGTGGTCGCCGGATCACCTGCGGGTCATCGACAAGATCGAGCGGGCCGTCAAGGACGGCGGCCTGTTCGCCTTTGCCATGCCGCGCGGGTCCGGCAAAACCACCCTCGCCCGGCTGTCGGCGTTATGGGCGGTCCTGGGCGGTTATCGCCCGTTCGTGTGCCTGATCGGCGGTTCGCAGGAGCGGGCGATTGAGTTGCTCGCGCCGATCCGAAAGGCGGTTCTCGAAAACCCGCTGCTGCTGGCGGACTTTCCGCACGCCATTTACCCGCTCCGGTGCCTCCAGAACAACGCCCGGAGGCAAATCGGCCAGCACATCGACGGCAAGCCCACGTACTGTACCTGGGCGGCGGACAAACTGGTGTTTCCGACCGTCGAAGGTTCCGAGTCGTCCGGCGCGATCATCGCTGTAACCAGCCTCGACGCCAACATGCGCGGCCAGCAGCACACCACCATGGACGGTCGTATCCTGCGCCCATCGCTCGTATTGCTTGACGATCCCCAGACCCGCCAGTCTGCGCGCTCGCCCTCGCAGACGCGCTATCGGTTACAACTTCTCACGGGCGACGTGCTCGGCATGGCCGGCCCCGGCGAATCCCTCGCCGCCGTGTTGACCTGCACCAAAATCTACGCCGGCGATCTCGCCGATCTGGTTCTCGACCGCCAGAAGAACCCCGAATGGCAAGGCGAATGCACCCGCCTCGTCTATGCCTTCCCGACGGCGGAAAAGCTCTGGGACGAGTATGCCCGCGTGCGTGCCGAGGGGTTGCGTATGGGCCAAGGCTTGGCACCCGCTACGGCGTTCTATTCCGCCCGCCGTGAGGTAATGGATGCGGGCGCAATCGTCGCCTGGCCAGAACGATTCGACCCTCAAAAGGAGGTATCCGCCTTGCAACACGCCATGAACCTGAAACTTCGGGACGAAGAGGCCTTCGCCGCCGAATACCAGAACGAACCGGCCACCGAGCAGTTCGAGGACGAGCGACTGTCCGCCGACGACGTGACCGAGAAGATCACAGGCCGTCCGCGTGCCGAGGTGCCCCAGGCCTGCACCCGCGTCACGGCCTTTATCGACGTACACGATAAGCTGCTTTTCTGGTGCGTCTGCGCGTGGGAGGAGGATTTCACCGGCTATGTCATTGACTACGGCACATTCCCGGACCAGAAGCGGCTGTATTTCACGCTCCGCGACGCCACGCACACATTGCCCATGTTGTTCCCCGGCGCGGGCCGCGAGGGCGCGGTACAGGCAGGCCTGGAGCAACTCGCCACCAGCCTGCTCGCCACGCCCTGGGCACGGACCGACGGCGCAACCCTGCACATCGAGCGGCTGCTCATCGACTCGGGCTACCTGCCCGCCGTCGCCAACGCCGTCGCCATCAAGGCAGGCCCCGCCGTGCTCCTGTCCAAAGGCATGGGCCTCCGCGCCGGCAACAAACCGATGACCAGCTACACCCACCGCCCCGGTGAGCGGCACGGGTGGAATTGGTACATCCCGAACGTGTCGCGCTCGAGCGAGTTCCGCCACGTCGCGTTCGACGCGAACTCATGGAAAACGTTCATCCATGCCCGCCTCGCCACCTTCGCCGGTGACAAGGGCGCTCTCACGCTGTTCGGTAAAAAGCCCGACCCGCACCGCCTGTTCGCCGAACACGTCGCCGACGCGGAAAGTTACGTCATCACCGAAGGCCAGGGGCGGCGTGTCCACGAGTGGCGAGCCAAACCCTCGAAGCCCGACAACCATTGGTTCGACTGCTTGGTCGGCTGCGCCGTCGCCGCCTCCATCGCCGGTGCCAAGACCGCCGGCGAAGCCGCCCCAGCCCGTCAGCGGAAACGCTACACCCAAGACGATTTGCGGCGAAGTCCCGGTCCCACCTGGCCGCGTCTGTAATGGTTTCACTGTCACGTCATAAAACGATGGTCATTCAAAATCAACATCCGAACAGTATTTCCCACAAAATTTCGCGACTTCCACGGAATTGCGCGACAGCTTACACATGGACCCGGTAGATACAAGAATAGGGGGACTTCGCATTGACTGCAACAAAAGAGCCACTGGCGGGCTCAATTCAGGTTCCGCGATTGAAAGGTGAAATATGACTGACACGTTGAAAAAGGCGATCGAGGAAAATGCCAAGGGGCCCCGCCAGGCGACCGCCGACGGCGTGACAGTCCAACAACATTCCCTGAAGGACCAGATCGCGGCGGACCAATACCTGGCGGACAAAGAGGTCGCGAAAAATCCGGCCAGGGCGTTGATGCGGGTGAAGATTGTTCCGCCGGGTGCGGTGTGATCGGCTGCGGGGGCAGGGTGAACGAGCCGGGGACGGTGTGAACGATTGTGGCGTGACAGGGCGGCATGGCAAGTCTGGAGCGAGATCAATCATATGGCATGGTGGAATCCGACAACCTGGCTGCGCGGGCGTGCGACGAGCATCGTGCGGATGGTCCGCGCGAAATTCGACTCGGCGCAGACCACGCCCGACAACCGGCGCCATTGGGCGAACGCGGATGGTTATTCCGCTGATGTCGCCGCCAGCCCCGCCGTTCGCCAGACACTCCGCAACCGGGCGCGGTACGAGGTGGCGAACAACTCGTATGCTCGCGGCATCGTCCTCACGCTCGCCAACGATGTCATCGGCACCGGCCCGCGCCTTCAGATGCTTCTGGACACAGGCGAGAACGACGGCGCGGGTGGCATCAACGGCCTGATCGAACGCGAATTTTCCGCCTGGTGCAAAGCGGTTGACCTGCCCGGCAAACTCCGCACCATGCGGATGGCGAGGGCGCAGGACGGCGAGGCGTTTGGATGGTTATTTTCCAACAGGGCCTTGGGCACGCCCGTCAAACTGGACCTTTATCTTATTGAGGCCGATCAGGTTACGACGCCTACCCTGGCCGCATTACGCCATGGCGCGAGCGAGCCAGGCGAAAATGGCGTTGACGGCATCGAGTTCGACTCGTTCGGCAACCCCGCCGCGTACCACGTCCTCACGTCGCACCCCGGTGCCGGCGGCAGTTCGTGGAACGCCGTCCAGACCTTCGATCGCGTGCCGGCGACAAACATGATTCACTGGTTCCGTGCCGACCGTCCGGGGCAGTCACGCGGCCTGCCGGACATCCTGCCCGCCTTGCCGCTGTTCGCGCAACTTCGCCGGTACACGTTGGCGGTGATTGCCGCTGCCGAGTCCGCCGCCAACGTCGCAATCTTTATGAAGACCAACACGCCCGCCGGCGGCGAGGCGGCGGAGGTCGCGCCAAAAACGGAAATGGAGTTCACGCCGAACATGGCCGTTTTTGGCCCCGAGGGGTGGGAGCCCATGCAGATCAAGGCCGAGCAGCCGGCGACCACCTACAGCGAATTCAAACGCGAAATCCTTAACGAAATCGCCCGTTGCTTGAACATGCCGTTCAATGTCGCCGCGTGTAATTCGTCGGGTTACAACTACTCCTCGGGCAGGCTGGACCATCAGACCTATCACAAGTCCGTCCGCGTGGAGCAGGATCATCTGGAGGATGTGGTGTTGGATCGCATCCTTAATATGTGGTTGGCGGAGGCGGTGAATGTGTACCCCGAACTGGCCGCGCTGAAACGGCCTGATGCCGCCCGCGCTTCGGCCAGCGATTCGGGCCTCACCAATGTTTCGGCCGTCACTCACGGCTCGACTATCGCCAACGCTTCAGTTGTCGTCAACGTTTCCGCCGGCGTTGACGTGTTGGAGGGTGTTATCCCAGCCGTGCCGCATCAATGGTTCTGGGATGGCCGTGAGCACATCGACCCCGCCAAAGAGGCCAACGCCCAAGCCACAAGGCTGGCGAACAACACAACCACGCTGGCCACGGAGTTTGCAAAACAGGGAAAAGACTGGGAAACCGAGGTCCGACAGCGGGCCAGGGAGGTAACACTTTGTAGAGAACTTGGGCTGACGCTGGCGCTGCCCGCGCCACAGCCCGCCGCCGCAGACACTCAGGAACAAGACACACAAAAACAGGAGAATGAAGATGCCGCAGAACAGTCATAAACCGCCCGAACAGTTCACCCTCACCGCGCAAATGGACATCACCTTCGACGCTGCGGCCGCTACCGCCGGCGGCGAGGCTGGCGACGGCAAAGTACCGCTACCGCGATTTTCGATGATCGCCTACACCGGCGGGCTCATGCGGATTGCCGGCTGGCGTCACCCGGTCGTTGTGGACCTGGCCGGTCTGGCCATTCCCTCGCAGGCCCGGCCCATCCGTTTCGGCCATGACGCCAACAGCGGCGTCGGGCACAGTGATTCCATCTGCGTCGAGGGCGGCAACCTTGTCGCCACGGGTGTGGTTTCGCGCGACACGGTCGCGGCCAAAGAGGTCGTCGTTTCGGCGAAGAACGGTTTCCCGTGGCAAGCGTCAATTGGCGCGTCGGTCGAACAGCACGAGTTCATCAAAGACGGCAAGGCCGTGATGGTCAACGGGCGCGAGTTCGTCGGGCCGGTCAACGT